AAACCTGCGTTCATACCTGCTGCGTCTGTATTACCAATACAAATAGCGATGTAGTTTATATCCCCAGCGGTTAAGCCCGCCGCAGTGACCTTATTGGTAACTGTGGAAGCAAATGTGGTACTTTTTGTGTCGGACGCGTTAAGATACGAGCCAAAGCCACCGTCGTTAGCAGCTCGGACGGCGTAGCCGCTTTCTGCACCGTTAACTAGAGTTACCTCAGGGAAATACGTTTCAAGTTGTGCTTGCAGTGCCGTGCTCCCCGCGTCGTTATCAATGAAAGTAGAGTCGTCGAACGCTAAGTCCGCTATGGACTGGCCCACAACGAGTAAATTAAGAGGCTCGGTGTCGCCGGGACTTATGATTTCTAGTCCTAAACTAAGCTGTAAGCTCATTACCCCTCCATTACAGTAATCAACGCCGTACCACTTGCGGTCACTGCATTCACTGCGTTACTAGGTGCTGCCGGAAAGTGTAGTGTTTTGTTTGACTCTAGCTCTATGTACGCGTCTGTAGCCGTGTCAAAGTATATACGTGCTGTTGCGCTCCCCTGATTGAATAAAATCAACCCGTCACGGTTTAAATTCTGTGCAGCCAATGCAGTAGCAGACGTGGCCACACTAACTGTTTTAGCGGCGTAGTTACTTGGATTCGCCATAAATTCTCCTTAAATATAAGAAAACCCCGGCAAGCACGAAGCCTACCGGGGTTATCATTGTGTTGCGCTATTGCGCTGCTGTTTATGAAGGTGTTACTGTAGCACCTGCGCCATCAAGGATAGCCCACTTGTCAGTAGAGCCATTACCCAAAGGCATTACGATGTCATAGTCATCAGAACCGTTGTCACGGATGTACAGACGACCTACAACTTTAGATACGCCAGCTTGACCATTGGCCTGTGAGCCTGCGTTCTTGTTGATCGGGTGAGAAGCGTCTGCGATGTCCGCAGCAGCGATTACAGTTTTATCACCTAATTTTGTTACATCAGCCATTTTATATTCCTATTCGTTATATGTTGGTTTAGTGGTTGGTTTTGGTACAGACCCAATCTTTTTAGTGTCTACACCGTTTACTTTATCGAAACTCCGCATTGCGCCTACGCCTAGCATAGCCATTACGAGAGTCATTAGAGGGTCTGTGTCGAGCGTAGGGAATGTACCCGTGTACCCGGCAACCGTTGCAACCCATGTTATCAGAGGATGCACCAAGAATGTCCAAGCAAGAGACACACCGCCGACCCAACCGATAAACGGTCTCCAGCCAGCAACGAATATGCTGCTGTGCGCGGCTTCGACCTTGTTTAGTTCTACTTGCGACATACGCTCTTCTGCGTCAATACGCACCAGTTCTAATGTGAGCTCTTGTTTTGCCCGCGCCCGTGCTTCCGGGTTAGGGATCATGTCGAGCACACGATCAAGAAATGGTAGAAAAGCTGTCACTAAAGCAGGAAGTGCCATATTTACCTCCTATTTATAGGTTAACATTGTTACAGAGAGTAGTCGGCTCATCCAACCCTCTCCGAAAGTCCTCCAGTTTTTGTTACGTAAGTAACGTAAAAAGCGATTCATAGCGAATCGGTGCACAGCGCGTTCTGGATCAGCACCTCTGATAGCCGCTAAGGTCTTCGGACCAATAACGCCATCTGCTCGTGCAGAAACGGAAGTTTGTAGTGCTTTAGTAGCGTATCCAACGCCCTGATTAACAGCGCAATCAAACGCCATCAATCTGAGTTCGTCAGGCAGATCGTCGCAGTGCATAGCATCCCAGTAATCTCTCTTGTAGATTTTAGATGCCTCACGCTTCGTCAATCGACGAATACCGTCGGACCCCAAGTCTGGATAAGCTCGTAAGCTGATACCAAACTTTGTTATTCCCCCGGGGTCCTTGGGATGATCCACCAAACCGCCCTCATATTTGAAAATGTGATCTACAGCTTGGGGAAAATCCATTATTTCTTCGCTTTCTTTGTTGCTTTCTTCTTAGTAGTCTTGGCGCGTTTCTTTTGACCGCCTTTAGTCTTAACTGTAACTACCTTTGTTTCGTCCGTAGAAGCCTCCTGAGTGCCCTCTTCCTCTTTTGAGGTAGTATCAGTGCTCTCAGTAGTTCCCTCTAGTGTACGACGCTTTAAACCGCCTCTAGACACTGTTGACTCGTAAGTAGCCTGAACGTGCCCACGAAGTACGCGAAGAGTTTCTTCAATTAGTGCAACCTTGTCCTTGTCACCGCCGACTTTACGTGTAGCAGAGATTACTGCTTTACGGATTTCAGTAGTCAGACCGAAACGATCTGTAGGGAATACCAGGTTAGAAGGATTCGCCGGGTCAGTTCCCGGAGTCTTCATACGCTTTGGTTTTACAAGGTTCATTTTAACAGGCTTCTTTTTAACAACCCGTTGTACTGACCCGTCCGCGTTACGGCGCTTCAAAGTCGTTTCTTTAGCTTCATCTTTAGCCATTATTTTCTCCTAAATTTATCGAATATAGTATTGTGCGTTGGCCCACCGTAGATATGCTTGAGTCTATTCGATCCGTCCCCTAACGGGTCCATTCTCATATTTCTCCAAGCTTCCTGTTTGGCCTTAGCTAGTTCTTTTTCCTTATCGACTGCTAACATATCAGTCCAGTGCCTACATGATCCGGCGAGGGCATCAAGCCTATCGTCGTGACCAAGAGAACCTTTGTCCCGAGTTAATCGAGCCATCTGGAAGAACAAGCTGTACAGTGCACGAGTTTCGAGCCCGTATTTACTGCATCGCTTCCAATCCAATTCGATAAGGTCTTTTTCTACGATCAATCTCTGTCCACCGATTAACGGCTCTAGAGTATCAATGATACGTAATTCTTTTTGTCCAGTTTCGTAAACGCCCTCAATAGCGCATTTATGTTTCTTGAGGATTACCGGAGTAATCACTTGCCTAAATGCACCAGCACCAAAGTTGTCCTCGAAATCAATCTGATCCGGTTTCCACTTTTCAGCGAGGTTCGCTATGTAGTTCTGATTTTCTTCATGTAGCCCACCCGGTATACCACCGATGTCTACCAAGTACACGTAGCCTGAGCGGAACTTCGTTACAGCCCAAGCCATTTCATCTCCGTTCTTACCACCACCAGAGGGGTCAATGTACATGTGAGTACCTTGAAACTCTGCGAAGTCATCTCCGTGCCCATGTATCTCATAAAGATCAATGTCAATAGGATAGTCTTGTGAAGTGTGTATCTGATATTCTGGTGAAGGAATCCAATCAACGAATAAAGGTATACGCTCCCGGGGTATCGTCATAAATACTAACTTACCAACCTTCAACGGATACCTGTCCGCGTCCATAAGGCGCGTATCAAGCATGTGCTGTAGCTGGAAGTAAGCTGATCCTTGGTCGATCTCTTTCTTCGTTAAGGTTTCCTCGTCAAGCAAAACAGGGTCGGTTGGCTTACCTCGTTCCCCGGTAGGACCACCTCCAGTTCGTAGACTGGGATCATCCCGCATTCTCTTTTGCAATAGGGGTGCGAGCGCATTGCCGTAGTTCTGCTCTTCTTTCTCCGTAGGATACCTACCAGTCCATACTCGTACAACATAACCGCGACTCGGTAGGCTGTTGTACACAGAGTCAATGCTCTGCGGTGTTCCTAGATAAACGATCTTACCTTTAGAACATATAGACGTAAAGTCTCGTGTAAGCTTACGTAGCTTCTCGCGCTGTATTTCAGACTCAGAGTTCTTAGATGATTCAATATCATCCGCAATCAATAAGTCAGCACGCCTACCTTGAATGTTAGATGTAACACCTAAACAAGCCACACTAGGTGACTTCTCCGGACCCTTAAGGCTGTAGTGCACATCAAACGCTTCAACAGATTGTCTATCACCGTTACTAGGGTCTGGTCTCAAGCATTCAAGTTGAGACATGCCCATAATAATCTGGATAATCCAGTTAGCGATCTCTTTAGCCAGTGGCCCACCAGCAGATACGATCAAAGTACGCGTAGTGGGATCATGGATCATTCGCCACACAGCGTATATAGCTGTAATGGTAGTTTTCGCCTGACCCCTCTGCGCTTGAATCATACTATACTGCGGCCCGTTCGCTAGGAAGTCGCCAATATCCTCTTGGATGTCAGTACATGTAAACCCGAGGAAGTCTGTAATTACGTCGTGTAGAAAATCAGTAAAGTCTGTATAGTGTTCTTGGAGTAATTTAAGCTTTTTCCACCTTAAGGCAGCAGCTTGTACATTCTCTCTAGCCATACGGTCCCCTTAATGTTGAGTTTCGTAGCTTACGTCACTCACTTTTCGTTTACGATTCTTTTTAAGCTCTGCTTCTAGCTCAGATAGAGTACTATCCTCGGAAGCATCACAGGATATGTTATTATCCTTCAAAAACTTCGTAGCAACTGTCAATAGTGACGGATGCACCTCACTACAGTCCTCTAAGAACTTACGAACATCGTCCGGCAATTCTTCGTGCTTGAGCAATAAAGTCATCGCCGTAGACGACTGCGTTATAGAAGTGAGGAGGGCATCAGCGACACTACCGTGCAATACACCGAGTTTGTCTTCTGTTGCTCTGCTCATATTAGTCTTCTTTCTTTTCTTTTAAATAGCGGATATATCGTGTAACGTCATATACCAACCTTACCGCGACAACCGCGCAAGCTAAAAGTATTGTTACTGATTCCGCAACCCCCGCTATAGAGTCTAGTGTAAGGGCTGTAGCAGAACCTAATCCTGCTGACCCGTACGATATAGCACTCTGCATGGTTTCGTGCGAATTTTGCATGTTATGTTTCACCTTATGTTATGAGTATTAGTACGACGAGTATGAACAAAGATGCTGGTACGCCAATACCAATACCTCCTCCTGATAACTCTTTGTACATGTTGGGATCGCCGGGTAGACGACCTTTTGCATGTGAACCTAGTTCGTGTCCCAAAGGATGAAACACTGCGCCCGCCCCTGCTAGAGGGAGAGTCATAATAAGTCCTTTGGTTGCGGCCCAAATCCATGAGTAACCTTCACTGCCTAAACGATAGCCCAATAGCTTACCAATCAAATTGTTAAATCCGAATAAGGTACTATCTCTACCGTCTGCATCTGTGATTACCCCATCTCCGTCTTTGTCCTTAGTGTGGCCCGTCCAATTAAGGTAGGCCCACGTAGCAGATTGCTTTCCAGCGTATGCTATAACAGTAGACAGTATAAATACGCCCACAGAAGCTAAAGGAGACAGTCCTAAGAGTGTTCCCCAACCCCATGTAGCAATAGTTGCTGTAGATATGGCTATAATCGCCTCTGGAAGCTCACTGAGCCACGAAAGCTTGTCTTGCCATAGTTTAGACCAAGGAAGACTAGCACCGCTCTCTGCGCCCCAGTACGCGAACCATAGTATGAGTAGTAATGTTATAATCATGCTTTTGTTCCGTACACTACAAAGTTTACAGATGTAACTGCGGACTCTGTAGCCCCTGCGGTGTGCGTTGTGTACGCCTGCAGCGTAAAAGAAGTTGTAGTCTGCGATATAACTGCAGCACTTCTGGACACTGCCCCTGTTAACTGCGGGGTCGCTACAACAGTGTAGTTAGCGTCAGCCATAGCGTCGCTGAGTGTTATAGTTGCTAAACCTGTACCGTCATCACTAGTGGAAGAAACTCCAAAATTATCTCCCACAAGGTTGCCACTCATATCTACTCTTCCGAAAGCTACAGGTAGTAATAGTGGATTTACAATCTGTTCTATAACAGGCTCTGTTACTTTTGTTGTCATTATGCTAACTCCCCAAATATTGTTACCGAAACGTCTTGGTCGTCCTGTGCGCCGCTACTTGTGATGTACGTGTATATATCGACAGTGGTAGTTGTCGGTAACCAGTATGACGCAGACCTATTTCCGCTTGCTAGGGGAGACACCAAAACTTTATAATTTGAATTTGCAAAAGCGTTATTGAAAGTTAGCTGGTAAACGCCCGTACCAGATCGAGTTACGCTTGCTATCGCTCCGAGATCATCTCCTACGATAGTGGGTGTGCCGCCCCCTTCGCCCTCAATAATGCAGGAAACTTTAGGCAGAGCAGGGTCGATCTCTTGTTCTTTATACGTTTTAAGAACCGCCGCAGATACAAGTTTGTTCGTCGTACCTGCGATAATTTCACTTAGGTTGCCCACTAACCCGGAGGCCAGTTTCGCCCAACTAACAGAACCGTCGGCTGTGACTCCCACCGAGATACTAGACGCTTCCCATTTAAACTGTACAGAATCCGCTTGGATACCCGCGCTGTCTGTAAACACACCCGTTCCCGGATCATAAGACCACTGGTCACTGTGCTGGTTTACACCGTCATAAGACACAGTTAATACTGTACTGGACGGAGCGACAGGAGTATTTGTCAGGGTTAGCGTAGTGTCGCCTTTTGTATAGTCTGCGCCTGCAGTAAACAGTTGCTTCTTAGACTCACCTGCTGCAGCACCAAAGCCTGCAAACTCCCAAGTATCCGGTGAAGTATCCGTGTTCAGGGTTAAGTCTAAACCACCTACCGATTCGATAGTCTTAGTTGTAGTCCCATCGCTGAATGTTTCAGTAGCTTGCGTGTTAATAGTAACTGTGTTCGCATCAGATGTACCTTTCTTGATACGAACCGCGTAAGGCTCTACAAGACTAGGATCAATGTTAATAATAACATCTCCACCAGAGGTATCTACGTTAACGAAGTTACCAACATGCGTAGTTGTCAGTGTAAAAGGACTGTCCGCATTTGTAATCGTAATACTGTCCGACATAAAACTTGATTCTAAAGCAGCAGAGGCAGCTAGTGCGCTCGCAGCAGCATTAGTCTCGCTTGTGGACGCAGCACTAGCATAGGCAGCAGATTTCAACGCGTGGTGCTTAGAACTGTACTGTCCGGTTTCTACTTCTACGTCCTCATCTTCCTCAGCCCACTGTTCAGCTTTATCGCGTGCAGCAATAATAGTTGTAGTGTTCAACGCTTCAAAAGTGTCGATATAATTCTTTGTAGCAGCATCCTGTGCGTCTACGGGCTCACCTAGATTAGTAATCCGGTTTGTACCCATGTTGATGTTATCCCCGAGAACTCCCAGTCTTCCATCTAGCACTTCGTGTGCAATCATAATAGCTTGTCTAAAGCTATCGTCAATATTTTCGTCATCTAGAATGTCACCATCAAGGTATACATTCGTCAATTCATCTTTAGGAGTAGTACGTTCAAACGTAACTACGTCTCCATCTTCCAGAGTCCCGCCTACTATAACAGTGCCCTCAGTGAGCCAAGTAAGAGTACGGTAGACAGGTTGTTGAGACCCGTCTACCTCAGCATTTACTCTAGCAGTAACGTGATCTGGAGATATGTAGCCTAATGTGAAGTTGACTGCAAAGGTATTGCTACCTTCGTAGTTTAGAACCACTCTTGAAAAAGCCATTCATTATCTCCTATTCTTTCATTTGATCTATTATTAAGGGTACTCCGTACATACGTCCAACTATTGGTATAGCTTTCAACGAGTTTGCAGTGGCCCAGTCTATTTCACCGTCATCAAGTAAATCCGGTAAAGTTCTAGGTACGGTTAGAACTTGTCCTGCGGCAGTTAAGCCGGGTGGAAGTCCGATAAGTCCATCTTGCGCGTACCTGTACCTAGCCAGAGGCCCGAGCGACCCGTCTCCTATATAGTCCAACCCCATTATGTGGGATAATGGGTCTGTAGCCATAAGCACTGGAGAAACGTGGGCAGACCAATTTAAACTACGTCGTACTAAATCGTCCATATCCATGTCGTCCAATTTACCGTTTACTGCAGCATGTGCCGTTACAGCCAGTCCCGCACTACCAATACCGTATAAGAACTGTGCTGCAGACTCTTTGTCTGCTAAACGCGCAGACTTAATACTCTTGGTGAACATAGCGTTCATAGAGAAACTCATAAGTCCCGTCATTAAACCACCCACAGGTGTATTCGCCCATGAGTGTCCGGCACCTCTACGTGTACGCTGGACTAGCCAGTCTGTATCCGAAGACACAACCATTCTCCACAAATCTGCATCATCAGGGTCCCATTCATTAAAGTGCATATTTACTATGTAGCCCTCTGAATCGTACTCTATTTTGTCTGCGTTTTTACGAATAACATTCTCAGCACGGGTATCCACTCCGGATGCTATTAGACGTTGCTTAGGAACAGTACCTTTAAGTACACCGTTTACTAAGTAGTCATTACTCAACTCCATAGCAGCCTTTTGTTGCTTTTCTAGCACTGTATAGAACAAGGAGGTGTGGCCCATGAGCCTACTCCCTTTTTCGTTGTAATGGTCTAGCATTTTAAGATATGTGTTAGCGTGCTCCATAGTGTAATCATCTAATGACCCACTACGAACATAGAAATCCTGCGGAGCATGATACCGACCACCCGCAGCTAAAGACTGTACTAATTGGTCGTCATCTATGCCGTTTATAACCTCTTTGAACGACTTACCATAGAATTTAAAAAACTTATTAAGTCCGTTTCTACCAGCGGCTATACCGAGCTCAGCAGTTTGAGTAATAGCCATCTGCGCTAGGTAGGATTTTCTACTAAGCTTGTTTAGATTGCCCACTACTGCCCCTGTTCCTCCGTTAAATGCACCCTCGTTGAACATAGACATCATTTCATCAAACCTACTAAGGTCTGAGGCTGCGTCTAGGTCATTGAGCATAGCGTAATCTTTTACAGCGGTCCTCCATTTAGCTACATCTTGTTTTTGTAGCAATCCTCCTGTAGCCTCCACCATAGCCGCCGCAGCCGTTTGTCCGCGTACTGCTCTGTCCAGAGCACCATAAACATCGTTGTCTATAAGGTCAAATAACTGCATATCCGTACCGGGTATATTGGTAGAGTAATCTACAGGTATTCGTCCGTTAGAGGCGCGAAGCCCCTTATTACCTCTACCCACTCCCAGTATCTCGTCTACTTTAGTGCCGATCTGATCTTCTAGCCACCCCAGCTCTCTAAGAGTATCCTCGAATAATTCCCGAGTTTCTGCAGAGTGCACATTAAGACTGCCCGTAGGGTTAGGTAAACCCTGTTCCCTCGCGTGACGCTTAATTGCGTTAGCGTAAATAAACGCAGTGTTCTCGTCTATACCCGCTTCTGCACGCATTATACCCTCTTTAAGAGTTTGTACTAACTGCTTCTCACCAACTGCCTTCCTAGCCTTAGACCAACGGTCTCCAAGCCACGCAACAGAAAAGTGCCCGGGTTTAAATTCAATATCTTCAAAACCCTCGACATTAAACTTTTTGTGCATCGACAATAAGTCTAAATACGCACGATCTATATCCTCCGCAGCAGAAATAACTGCAGGGTGTGCATCTACCTGTTTACCGAAGCGTTTACTATTTAAATACTCCATAACCTCCCTACCGAAAGCCATTTCGCGGTCTCGGTGGAAGTTACGTGCTATAGCCCCCTTTATATTTCCGAACATGTTGTCTGAGGCATCAGGAGTATATGTATCCTTGTACCACGCCCCGTAGTGGTTTTGGTAGTTAGGCGCATACTTACCCGCTATACCCCTCTCGTAGAGTTCTGCGATGTTATCAGCACTGTAACTATTAGCGATTTGCCCGGTAGGGCTGTTGTTATACAGCTTATGTGCTAAGAATTGAAGTACAGAATTATCCGAGCGCATTGCTCGTTCATC